GCCTGGCGATGAGCCACATGTCCTGCGTTGCGGAACTGGAAGAGGTCGCCGTTGCGATAGCGCAATGCGTTATCGCTCCGAAATCGACCCCGGAGTCAACAATGGCTCCATCGAGAACTCCGAAAGCATGACCCTTCGTCATTGAAAGGGACGGGGTTACAACGTCGTCTACCGGCCCTCCTATCTGAATCCAACCGACAGCCCCGGTTTCGTAGGCAACCGCGGGAACCCCGAACATATACCATTCTGCGGCCGTGTTGATATCCTCGAAGACGTATCCCGACTCATTGATCTGAACCTTCATCGGGGTTTTGGCGACCCCGTTGTCTTTGTAGGTTCCTTTGACCCATACGGTATTGTCGGCGTCATATCGATACCCCATCGAGGTTCCGATTTTATTGTCACTGGCAACGTTCATACGTCACCCCCTTATTTGTCCGCGTCGAGGGCGGTGAACTTGAAGCTTGTTCGGCGAAGTTTGCAGAGTATCTGCCCGGTGAAGTACATGAACCTTCCAGCCGCATTCGGGAATCCGGCCTGCGGGAGTTCCATCCAGTCGGATAGCTTGAAGTTATATTCCGGGTTGACGTGGAGCTCGAAGGCCTCCATGTCAAGGCCGTACCAATTCCCGGAAGGAATGTAGGTATCAGCAACGACCGGAGCGCCGTAGAACGAAACGTTCGAGAAACCGAGATTGAGCATCCTTTTCGTGTCCTCGGACTCGTAGCGAACGTGGGGCTGAAGGATGGACTCGAACTTCGAGAGAAGATCCCGCGTTGTGAAGTGAACCGTCGGAAGGCGCTTCCCGAAGGTCGCGGCGTTTCGCGCCTTCTGAAGAAGACGGAGAGTCATGACGGTTGTCGAGCCGTCTTCCGTAGACGCCCATAGGGGATCGTCAGATACCGCTATCCCGGCGTAACTCGTGGAGCTGTCCACGATGGTCGCGATTCTCTCCAGGTCGTCTGTTCCTTTCGAAGTCGTCGCCCATAGTTGGGAAGCGAACTCGTGCATGAAGTCCTCTTTGAGTTCGAGGGACTTGTCCTTCACGAGATCGATGATCTGCCCCTTCGGGCCGTTCTTGACCTTCTCGTCCCAGTGGATCATGGTCTTCCCGAGAATGAAAGCCCAGTCCACGACACCGGCGGTCCTGGTCTCTTCGGACTCGAAGGAAATCTGCTGCCGCGGGTGCGTGGTAGCCGTCTGCCCGAGGGCCTTGTAGCGAATCGGGAACTGAATCTGCGTCCCGCCGTTCGTGACTATTTTGTTTTTCGCTTTGAGCCACGAGACGAAAGCACTCTCCTCGTAGACTTCCTGCATGAGAGTCTTGTCGAAATACTCATGGCTTACCGCATTGAGTTCACTGATTGAAAGAGCCATAATTGGCCTCCTTATTCATATTGTGCCTTTGCCGCCTCCGCCGCCTCTTGCAAGGTCTTATAGACCCGCGGGCCGGAGGTCACCTGTCCGCCGCTTGTCATCGGCGCTTTCATGGCGGCTTTCTTCTTTAGACCTTCTGTTATCTTCGCCTGGACCTGTTCGGGCATCATGCGCCCTTTTCTGGCCCAATAGAGAAGGTCTACAAGGCTCGCCATCTCGTCCCCGGGGGCCGCTTCCAGGAGTTCGGTTATCGCCACGCCGATCTCGTCTTCGTCGAAATCCTCGTAGCGTTCCTTCATCGAGGAGAAGATAGCTTTTCGCTTCCTCTCGTCCTCGTCCTGTTTAACCCTGTCCTCGTACTTTGCTCGGAACTCGTCGAACTCCTTCTTGACCGCCGTCGCCTCGTCGTTTCCTCTTGTTGCGGGACCCTTCATCTGCGTGAGAAGGTATTCCGCAACATCGGGCCGTTTGCGAAGGAACTCGTCAACGGGCTTCCACTTGGTCTCTATCCCGTTGACTCTCTCGAAGGCTTCCTTGAGCCGCGCTTGTTCGGCCTCGTACTTTTTGCGTTCCGCCGATATCTCCTGCGTTTTCTTCGTGTAGTCCTGGTGACGCAGATATCCGGACCTATACGCCCGTTCGAGGTCTTGCCGGGTCTTGTATTCATCGACTTTTCCGTCTTCCCATTTATATGAGAAATACGGTTCGCTTGCCGGGGCCGCCGATGGTTCTCCCGTTTGCGGTGCGGCTTGTCCGGACGTCGAGGCCGGGGCCGGGGTTGTCGGGGCCGATACGGTTGTCCCGACGGTTGTCATGTCGCTCATTCTTCCTCCGTTACATCATGCGTGATAATTCTTCGAGACCCACCTCGGGTCTCCTTCCCTGCGGCTTGCGATTCGCCATGGCTCCGGCCGCTCCGGGGTCGGGGGTCATTCCGGGGAAAGCCTGCCCCGACGCGCCCTGTGCGATTCCCTGCATCTTGTTTATCGGGTTCGCTTTCTGCCTCTGGTTTTGAGCGAACCGGACAAGCTGAACAAGGGGGCCGTCCACATCCACGCCCTGTTGATCAAAGAACTCTCTTATCGTCGTCGTTTGCGGGTCAATCTGTCCTGGATTTCCGGGCGTTTTCATCGCCGCGATATCAACCGGGTTGAATATGGACATATTGCTTTTGACGTTTTCCTTCGCTCCTGGGTCTCCCATAAGGTCGCTCATTGTGCGCCTCCTTGGTTCATAAACTCTTCAAGGGGCATCGCCCCTTCGGGTATCTCGGGGATTTCTCCTCCGGTCTTCGGTCCTTCCTTCCGTTCCTCCATGGCTCCCTTGAGTCTTGCTATTACTTCATCGGCCCGAGGCCATTGGACGGTCTCAAGAAGAGCCTGTTCGTCGATCGCTTTTCTCTCGAAGAGTTTCATCGCGAGATTTGCAAGGCTCTGTTTATCCATGGGGAGCGTTGAGTTCGTATCGACGACAACATCGAAATCGAAAAATACAGGATCCATATCGGAATCTACGGAAGCTACAAGTTTCTTGTAATCTTCCTCCCTGGCTTGCTGCTCCGGGGTAAGGTTCCGGTTCTCCTCGATATTTCTCTCGGCTATAGGGTCCCTAATAATCCTCTCGGCCGTGGCGCGGGTATTCGAAAGCGTCTCATATGTGATCTCGTCGTCCTGTTTCGTCCAGAAAGTTCTTGGCTCCATGTAGTACTGCTGCATAAGGCGGACAACAAGGTACATGACCCTGCGTATCGTCCATTCCAGGTTTCGTACCCGCTGCCTGATTCTAGTATACGAGGATTCGATAAGAATCGAGGCTTCGGATGCGCTACGCTCCTGTTTGGTTGTGAGAACGCCCTTCGCAATTTCCGTCACCCCGGTAATTTCTTCGAGAAGCCTCGGGGCTAGATTAAAGAGTTCCCGTGAAATGGGGTTAAGCTGCGGTTCCTGTATGGCTCTAACCGGGTCTTTGTTCTGGGAATCCCGCGTGTCGTAGGCATAGAACTGGCCGCCTTTGTGATACGTCTCTTTGAGCGTACCGATATCGACTCCGCACGAGATATCCGCTATGACGTTCGGGTTGTGATATTTCCGGAAGTGATTCACCATCGCCTGGAAAATGAGGTTCGTCTCAAGAACAAGTCCTTCGATGTTATCGATCTCCCCCGTCCCGATGAAGTCATGGGGTTTCACATAATCATAGAGGGGTACGTAAGGAGCCCTGTTGAACATATAATCACACGGAATCGTTCCGAGGTATTCCTTCTCCGTGAAGTAACAGAACTTCCCGTAAGGATATTTCTGCCTTTTCGCTTTTCTCTTCTTTCCCTCTTCATCTTCCTCCGTGATTTCTTCCTCTGCTTCCTCGTCGCGCATCCATACTTCGGTAACGGTGACGAACTTCGTATCGAGTTGGAAATCCATGGCTTCCCCGTACTTGATATCGAAGTCGCCCTGGTCTCCGTCTGGCTTCACGTCTTTGATATCGGGGAACATTTTCTTCACCCAGGACAGGGGCTTTCTTGTCCTCTGCCCGCACCAAGGGGCTTTCCAGGTATCGGTGAATCCTGGAGCGATAAAAAACTCCCGTGGGTCTATGATCTCCACATCGACATTTCCGCCGAAACCGTCTGACGGATCGAAGTAGACCTTAAATATTCCGAGCCTCATGATAAGGGCATCCATGACTCCGAGGAGGAACTTGTTCGTCATGTCCTTGGCTTCCCAGAAATATTTCAAAGCCTGGTTGTAGACATTCGCGACTTCCTGAAGATGCGCCTCGTGGGAAACGAGAATTGCCCGCGGCCTGTTGTCGGTGAGCATAGGGGCGATCATCTGGACAGTCGAGAAGAAAAGATTCAGGAATGCCCGTGAATCCGTTTCCTCAAGTTTTTCCTCTTTCCAGATTTTCCCGTTGTAGAGGTCAAGATACCTCGTCATCTTCTCGCGCTCGCCCTTGGTCGCCTCAAATACGGAGTCAACGGTATCCTTGAGCTTCTTCCAGGCCTCGTCCTCTTTATTTTTTCCCTGGCCCCACGGTAATTTCACGACCTTATTCTCCTATACCCGTTCTCGGCGCAGTACCGGTCTCTTTCCTTCTGTGTCCCGAAATACTTCCCGAGTCCGATATCGAATCCGGAGCGGAACTCGAAGAACGCCGGAACGGGAAGGAATATCCTCTGCGCCTTCTCGCCGCAATGCCGCGCCTCATGAGCGCCATCCATCTTTTGATGCTCCGAAAACTCCTTTCCGCATTTTCGGCATTTGAATCGGTATTCCACGGTATCCCGGCCTCCTTGCGTCGAACAGATCATCTTTCGGTATGTTCTTCGCGTTCATCTGGGCGACAAGCCTTCCGAGTTCGTCGGGCTCCATCATTCCGATAATCTGCAAGAGAACATCAGGCCCCATACGCGAACTTCCTCGACCACCATTTATCGGGCGTGGTCTTGAATAAGTCTTCAACCGTCATTCCCCTCGAACCGAACTGATAAGCCTCGACGTTCTGCCACTGCGACGGCGCAAAGTATTCAACTGTTTGGATCATCATACTCGCGGCGTCGAGAATGTCGTCTTCGTTCCCCTTTGAGTGCGGGTTGAAATTATCCATCTGTGTGAAGAGTTCCCGCATATCGTGTTTGAAAAAGGCCCGGTTGTCTCGCGTGAAAGCCCCGAGCGTCCTCCCGATCTTGTCGCCTTTCGAGGTATTTCCGATCGATATCGGAATAAACCGTGGCCGGTTTATCTGCCCCCCTTGGTTCTCCCTCTCTCTGATCTTCGCTTCGATAAGATATCCAAGAGCCGTCTGAAGCCCGTATTCTATTCCGACCCTTCGCGGCTTGTACTGCCATATCTTGTCCACAACGAACTCGGCGAGTTTATCAGGTTCCAGTTTGAGCCTCCTCGCTTCATGATAATAAAGCCGGTCTTTCTTTATCGCCGGAACAGAAGCCGCGGTAAACCCGGTATAATTACTCCACTGCTTCGTTGTCGGAGCCGGATCGAAAGTGAGATAAAAAATCTGCTCCTCCTCTCCCATCATCTCGGCATCCCACACAGGATACGGAGGAACGAAAAGTTTGTCCTCCGGAGGAACGGCGTCATTCATCATCTGCGTCGCAAATGTATACTCTCCCATCTTGCGCCGCATCTTCTCGATATCCTTCATCGTAAAGAATCCGTAGATCGGCTTCCCGGCCTCGACAACCCTGCGTATCACATAGTTATCCCCGAACACCTTCTCCTGGATAACCATTCCGTAAAGATCTCTCATGTGATACCGCGTCCCTATCATCTTCTCAATCGCCGTGAGTTCCCGGATCGCCTGAATATGCTGCCACCACTCCATTAGCTTTTCAATCTGCTCCTGCGTCGCAACAGTCCTCCTGTCAAGAACATCGTCATAATAATGCACATCGTAATGATGCCCGACGACCGTCGCTTCAACCCCCCATACCTCGATCTGATTCTCCTGCGGTATCGTCCCCAAATCCTTCGGCCGATACACCGTCAACACGTCCGCGGTGCTCTTCTCCCACCCGTTGAAATTCTTCCCCGGGTCAGGTATCAAATCAGGAAATAGTTGCCTAATACGCGGATTGCACAACAGAATCTTTATGTTCGCAAGTTCTTTCCTCACAAGCCCGCTCGTCCTGCTCCATAACCCCTGCCGCACAAGAGGATTCACCAGAAGCCTCTGAATCATGCTGAACTTCGCCCACGTCGTCTTCATGTGAAGCCGCGGATAAAGCAAAAGATAATCCTCGTCACTTTCCAGATACTTCGCCATCTGCCGATGAAGCTTCTCATCCAGCCGATGCCGGCCGTTCAACCCCTTCGCCTCCTCAAGCCCGAAAACTTTCCCCCCAAGAAAGTACAAATCCGTCAGCACCTTCCAGCGCATCCACAGAAGCCCCGCCTTCTCCTCATCCTTCACTTCCCGGAGAATGTCGTCATACTGCTTCCGCTCAGCCACCGTCATGCCTGAAATCTCCTCCCAAACGCAAAATAAAGGCCACAGGGGGAAATGACACCAAAACAGCCCCAAGGGCCGAAATTACACCGCGTTTTAAGAGGGAGGTGGTCATTACACACGCTCGCCCCCTTCCCCCCCCTGGGCCGCGTCCCCCGTCCCATCGCCCCGGCCCCGCATACCCTCGTCGCGTATCGAACGCATCACGTCGCGGTACAAGGTCCGCAGCTCCGCGCCCATCGCGTCAGCCCTGATCCGCCGCGAGTCGGCACCGCCTGACAGCCTGTCCAGCAATTTTACGGCCTGTATACGGTCGGACGGCGTGCACTGCCTGACAACGGTCGTCTCTACAGCCCTACCGGTCGGCAGGCCATCCTCGCCTATCTGCACGGTGCGCGTTGTGGTGGTAGATTCGGCAACCCCACGCGCAATGTCTGATAATGTGATAATCTGGACCTCATACCCTGCCGCCGTCCGGTCTAGGATGGCCTGTATCTCGGCTGTCACGTGTGGGGATCGTAGGATTTTGGATGCCTCGGTGTTGGCTGTCTGCGTCTTGACATGTGGGGCGATGGTGAGGTATGCCTGTGTGCCGTTACCGCCGTTGCGT